GCGTTGCGCGAGTTGCAAATGTGCCCGCTAGGTTTGTGCCGAAAAAAAGCTGGCCCGTATTTGCAGCAACTTGGTCGTATTGAATCTGAGCGTTTAAGTTGCCCGTGTTGCCAACAAAGTTGAGTTGTGAAACGCCGCCACCACCAGCAATAGCGCGGAATGTGGATGTTGCATCGGCATTACCCGTTACCGTGAGTCCTCCACTCGCAGATAACGTCGTAAACGCGCCTGCCGATCCAAGCAAAGCAGGTGCGCCAGTTGAGCCAGTATTAACCGCCAAAGCCGTAGCGATGCCCGTGCCGAGACCCGAGACGCCTGTGCTGATGGGCAGACCTGTGCAGCTCGATAGCGTGCCGCTGGAGGGCGTGCCGAGGATGGGAGTGGTCAGCGTTGGACTCGTGAGAGTCTTGTTGGTGAGCGTATCCGTCGTGGCCTTACCAACGAGCGTATCCGTCGCGTCAGGCAGCGTAATGGTGCGAGAAACAGTCGAGGACGTGGCAAGAATTGTGGACGTGCTGCTAGCTGAACCCGCTGGGCTAAAACGAAGCTGCTTATCCGTCACTGTGCCATCCGAGATGGTGACAAGTCCTGAGCCTTTGGGCTGCAAATGCATACCGACATTCGTGCTCGCGCCCGCGCTGTAAATGTGCGGAGGGTCTTGCGTGTCTTTGCCATTACGGATTGCAATGTAATCGGTAGCCGCTGCAAGAGCTTGCAAGACCAATGACTCATTACCATTGGCGTCGTTGATCGTGGCAATGACTGGCGTGACGATAGTAGGCGAGTTGCTTAGAACTACGTTAGTCGTGCCTGTGGAGGTAGAAACGCCCGTGCCACCGTCCGCAACCGCGAGATCGGTTATGCCAGTGATGCTGCCACCCGTAATCGAAACATTCGAAGCGTTCTGCGTAGCGATCGAACCGAGCGCGAGATTGCTGCGGGCCGTGGTGACGCTCGCCAAGTCGGAGAGATTGTTGGCGGCTTGAAGGAAATAGGTGTCGGCTTGCGTCGCTGCGGAGCCAAGTCCGAGATTCGTGCGCGCCGTGGAGAACGAAACGAGGTCAGAGAGATTCGAAGCCTTAGCGAGTTTGTCGCCGTCCAGCTCATTGATTGCGGCCTGAACTTCCGTTGCGACGATGCTGCCCGCTGGTACGTTCGTGATGTTGCTCGCGGTGTAGTCGCCGTTGGTAGCCGTGACCGTTCCGGTGCGACCAAAGACCGAGGCGACGGCGTCCGTGTTGTCCACCTTCGCCCAGCCATCTGCGCCGTTGCTGATAATCCAGTCGCCAATGTTGAACGTGATTGAGGCAAACGTGCCGCCAGTCGTGACGATGTAGTAATCGCCGAGCGTGGTCGTCGCAGGAGGATTCGCCAGCGTCGGAGTATTCGTCGAAGCGTTCCACGTGCCCATGTACGTCACTTGGCCGAGGATGGAATCGGGCAACTGCGTGAGCGGAATCTTGCCGCCAGAGTCGAGCGTAGCCACGCCAGAGTTTGCGCCCTTCTCGGTGTTCGGAATCTTCGCCGCCAAATCGGTGACGAGGTTCGTGACTTGCGACTCTGCGATCAGAATGTTGATGGCTGATGCAGACGTTGCGCGACCTTTCGCGTCGATCGTGATGACGACCGCGCTCGATGCGCTGCCGTATCCGCCAGCCGAGACTCCGCTCGTGGTTAGGCTCGGGTTAGGATAGGTGCCAGTGAGATCGCCGCCAGCCGCGCCAGTAGGCGTGCGCGCGTCCGTAAAGCGAGAGTCATCGCCAGCCGCAACGGTGCCAGCAGTCGTGCCGACATCGCGCGTAGCAGAATTACCAAGGCCAAGATTGGTGCGAGCGGAGCCAGCAGAAACCACGTCGCTGAGATTATTCGCGACCTGCAAAAAGTAAGTTGCGCTCTGAACTGCGGATGAACCGAGTCCGAGATTGGTGCGAGCGTCCGTTGTATTCGATGCTCCGGTGCCGCCGTCAGCGATAGCCAAGTCCGTGATTCCGGTGATCGTGCCGCCAGTGATGGTGACGTTGCCAGCCGATTGAGTGGCGATGCTGCCCAAGCCAAGGTTCGAACGAGCGAGCGCAACGGATGCGACGTCGCTCAACGAGTTCGCGGCTTGCAGAAAAAAGGTCGCGCTCTCTACCGCAGCCGAGCCGAGACCAAGGTTTGTTCGCGAGGTCGTGACGCTTGCTACGTCGCTCAAGTTCGACGCCTTCGCCAACTTCTCGCCATCGAGTTCGTTGATCGCATCCTGCACGGTGGTCGCCGTGATGCTACCTGCCGCGGTGTTCGTGATCTGCGTGGCCGAGTAATCGCCAGCGACGGCGGTGATCGAGCCAACGCGACCGAATACGCTCGTGACCGATTCGCTGTTGTCCACCTTCTGCCAGATCGTGCCGTTGTAGATCGCCCAGTCGCCAACCTTCCAGTCGGTGATGCCGTTGAGATTCGTCGAACCGTCAACGTTCACGACGTAGTAATAACCTTTCGTGCCGACGCTCGACGCGAGCGCAGGATTGTTCGTGGCCGCGTTCCAAGTGCCTTGGTAATTCGTGCCACCGTCGGCAGAGATTTCGATGAAGCCAGCCGCCGTAGAGATTGAGATGCCGTCGCCAGCGGTCAGGTCGGCGTTGACGAATCCGCCATTGCTACCGATCAGGATTTGACCGTTCGTGGGCACGCCAGTTAGCTCGGCGAGCGATACGTTGTTTCCACTACCAGCTGCACCGCGCGCCGAGTTAAGCGTCCACATGGTCGAGGTTCGCGAAGGCTTCTGCGTCGTCTCCTCGTTTGCAACGTAGCTGTCGCCGTTGTAGCCAACCAGATCGAGCTTGTAATAAGTAACGCCAGATTCCCACTTGCCGCGCGGGTTCAAACCTTTCGGCTCGGCAAACTCTTTTCGGAGCTGGTCGATTTCGCCCGCGCGAGGAAAGCGCGAGAGTTCGTCGGTGACGATTTCTCTGACTGCGTTCGGTAGCGCAGATGCAGCCTCGGCGATGCGCGCTTCGGCCTTAGCCAACAGCGTGTCATTCTCTGCACGCTCGGCCATCAACACGGAATACTTCGCAGCGGTCGTGTCCTCCAGACTCACGGACAGCTCTGCGATCTTTTGCTTCAATACGTTGCCGAGCTTTGCGTGCTCGGATTGTGATTCTTGCGAGAGGAACTTTTGCAGTTCATCGCGCATTGCTGGCTCGATCTCGTTTAAGTTGCGCTCGATCTCCACCGAGAGATGCGTGCGGAGTTCCGGCAGCGATTCGACGAGCTTCTTTAGCTCGACGCGCTGAATGATTGCCAGCTCGATGAGGTTGTCGATTTGAGTCTGAGTGTGGATCATGTTATTTGTTTTCAGCTTTAACCGTCTTGCTTAACTCGATGATGGATTTTTCTCCGACGATGCTTTGTTTGATTTCATCGACGCGGCCATTTTGTTTCTTCCGATAATTCTGAACCGCGTCTAGCCACTCCTCTGGCTCCGGTGGTTGCAGCGCAGCAAAACTTTGCCGCACTTCGCTCGATGCTGCTTTGAGTTCTTTAGTGTCCGCCTGCTTGTTTAGTCGCTCGACGATTGCAGTCGCCCACGAGTAGCCCTCGTCGCCGCCCCAGCCGTTCCACGCCTGCCAGCCCTTGCCTTGTTCGTCCCACGTCTCGCCTTGCTTGTCGGCTTCGTGCCGATCAAAGAAGGCTTTCATCCGACGCACCGTGTCCTCGGATTGCGGACGGCGATTCATCAGATCACGCGCGCGAGCGAGACCCACGCTAGTCATGCCGCGTTGCGAGGCTGGCTTCTTCTCGCGGATTTCAAGAGCGCGCTTGGCGTTGTCGGCGATGGCGACCGTTGGAATATAAGTGTTCGTGGCGAAATCAATCGTTACGAGATTTGATTCGTTCTGAATTTGCGTGACTAGCTCGGCTGGCGCAGGTTCTTGCGACTGGCTCGCCTTCTGTGCTTCGGCGGCGGACGCACCAACTGCATCGCCCGCAGCAGCGGCAGCGGCAGGAGTGCTAGGTAGCGAGTTCGTCGTGAGTCGAATAGCGGTTTCTGGCACGCCATACTTCGCCGCCAACTCCTTGACGTAACCTGCCTCGATTGCGATCTGCTCGAGCCTCGAGAAAGCGTCGGTGCCTTCTTCGGCTGCGATCTCTTGAAGCGACTTCGCACCTTGGCGATTCTCGTTCATGTTCGCAGCGGACTCGCGGCCAACATCGATCGAGAGCTTCGCAGGAAAACGCCATTCGCCCTTCGTGGCGCGGCGCAGAGCTTGCACCATCGTCTCACCTGCGAGCAAAGTCGGAGGCGGAATCTCGTTGCGAGCGATGGCATCGAGGATGACCGCGTCTTTGATTGGGTCGAGCACCTTGTCGGTGAGCACGCCTTGCTGGCGCGTGAACACGCGGTCAGCGGCGGCAAATTCTGCCCGAACGCTTGGGCCTTTATAGTCTTGTGTGCCGAATAATACGCCCTCGGGTATGCCCACGGACATGGCAATTTCGTGCATTAAATGCTGCACGAATCCGGTGAACGCTTGCGACGGACGCGATGGCATTACTTCCACGCGGTCGCTGTTTTGGAAATAGCGAATCATGCCGACCTCGGTCAGCTCGTTTTTTTGCTGCTGTCCGCTCGGCAGCGAGAGCGCAAGATTTGGTTGGAAAAGATTGCGCGGGTTCGCAGTGCCTCGGTCGTTGAAGATAAGCGCGGCCTGTTGCGAGGAGAAGCGCACGCCCGCTTTCTCGGCTTGAAGAATTTCGTGCAGCATCCGCGAAGTCTGAATCCCAGTCGCTAGATCAGACACTCCTCTGTACATATCAGACCGATTTGGATCGAAGTAGTGGCAGAACTGATTCGCTGGAATGTCCTCTGCGCCAAAGTAAACTCCATTCCGATCTACGCGATAAATACGGTAAGCAATCGGCTGCCCAAAGTCGTCGGTGATGATGCCTTGGTAATAGTTGTTGGACTCGACCGCTGCGCTGTTCGGATTGCCGATGCGCGTGGCTGGCACGAGCTGGAGTTTCAAGCCTTCGCCAGAACGACGAATAACGAAACCGCAATCGCCGTCCACCGGACGTTCCTCGGCAGCAATTTGAATGAGCTTCTTAAACGAGTGCCGATTGGTTACATCGCAGTGCTTGCACCAATCGTGAAAATAATCGCTGATAGTTTGGTTGTAATCACGGTCACCAGTCGTCGGCGAGTATTCGTGCGGCGTAAGATACAGACCAAACTTGCGCGAGACCTCGCGAACTTCAGGTGCGTTGTCGATCAAGTCACGCGCTTCCCACATCAGCACTACGCGGTCTCGTTGGTTCTGCGTGCTCTCCGATGGCTGACCGTACTGCTTGGGAGCATAAAGACGATTGGTGCGCGCAGCGTTATATTCGAAAAGTGATTTCTGAACACGAGCCTCCAGACGTTTCAACGCCCACGTCGGCGCGATGTTCTCAAGCGCGCGGTCAAGCCAAGGCTGATTCTTGATTAGCTTAGAAGCGTCAAAGGTCTCGTTGTCCATAGTGTGTTTTAGTTACCGTTATAAGAAACGAAGGTCGTATCGGTTGAGCTTCCGTTTGCGTCGTTGATGGCGTCCTGCAAGTTTCCGAGCATGTTATTGAGCTGAGCCAAGTCTGCACGCGAGACACTTTTTCCGTTCAGCGAGTAGCTTTGATTTAACAGCACGGCTTGAATGGCATCGAGTGTCTTGGTTTTAAGGGTCGCTAGCGTCGCGCTATCGAGTCCGAGAAATGGGTTGTCGAGCATTTGCTAATGCCCGAAATGTCAAAAGGTCTTACTCCTTAGGCGGCGTGTAGCGAACCACGTTCGCAATCGTTGCCATGCAGAGCATCATCGCTGAGGTATCGAGTCCGTGGTTCGGCGCGTTGCTTTTCACTTCACGCCATTCCCAGACGCCGGTCCGGATCTCGACCTTGGACTCACCCTTGAGGTGCTCGAGGTAGAGCGGATTGACGTCGGCGGGCATAAGCCATTTGAGATCGCCTTTGTTCTCCAGCGCGTTCGCCAGAATGTCTTTGAAGTAGTCTCCTGACCAGTCGTAGTAGAACACATCTCCACCACGATAGTCGCTAACGCGTGGCTCCGAGAACGGAAAGTTAATCAGCGCATCTGTGTTTTCGTCGCGCATAGTCCACGTTTTTCGCGCATATCCCTTCATTCCTCGCCATCCAAAATCAGCGCAATCACGATCCACGTCGGCAGGCCGATAGCCTCTGTCCTGCGCGACGCACGAGTCTTGCACCTTATAACGATGTTGCATTTGACGAAGTTGATCGCGCGTCTCGATCCGCCCAAAATAAAGTTGTTTGTAGGTCGGGCCAGTCGCAGAGCTGAACGCACCAATTTCTAGCCACCAGTGATCTTGCTGTCGATCGATTGCCATGAATCGAATCACCTCGCCGTCGATCTGTTCTCCATTCGAGAACTGCGCGACCGTGTAGTCACTCACCTGCACGAATAGATTGACGACCTTCTTTTCGACAATCCACGGACGCGCCTCGCGCTTCGTTTTGAACTCAATCTTCATTTTGTCGTCGCCCTGCCTGACGTGATGATTGTCGGCGGCGCAGAACTCTTCGACAAGCAAACGCATCGGTCGAGATACGAGTGCCTCAACGCGGAACGACTGAAACTCAATCGGTGCGTCGGGTCGCATGGCAACAAATCGTCCGGTGCGTTTCCAAGAGTTGCGAGTAGCGTCTGAGTCTAATGACTCGTAACCGCAATGCGGACATCGAAATCGACAAGATTCTATTGCGCGCGCTATATCCCAAGTATCATCTTCTCGTTTTGCAGCTGCATCCCAAACGACGCCACCGCGCAGACCTGTCTCGCCGTTCTTCTCTAGCGTGAACGCGACCGGATGAACCTTGGCGCACGACGGACACTCTGCGCTCCATTCTTGCTGGTTGCCTTGACGATAGCTCGTGTCCTCGACGTTGCCAGTTTCCAAATCCATGACCGGAGCTTGTGATGTGTTATAGATTTTCGAGCGGCCCACTTCCTCGAAACGCGATACACGCGCAACCGCATGACCATAAACATCTTGCCATTTAGGGAGCCAGATTTCGTCGTTAATCTTGTAGCGGATGGACTGCGATTGCTGCGAGGAAAGATTGGCAGGGTTGAGGATGAAAAAGAAACCGCCAAAGTAAATTTCGGTCGTGGTCTTCATTGGGCCTGCGCGCGGCAGCATTTTGGCGACAGGCTTGCAGGATTCAAAGATCGGGTTGAGCCGCGACTTGGCGTGCCTATCGATCATCTCGTCGGTCTGCATCGTCCACGAGATCGGGCCAGCGTCGTTGCAGATCAGCCACGGCACCCAGATGTCGGCGACGAGCGTGCCGCCGATCTGCACCGCCTTGCGGAAATGCACGCGACGCACGAGCGGATTTTGAAGCGCGTCAAAGATCGGAATCAGCCAAGGCGAGATTCGCACGTTGAATGGGCCAGACGTCGCGTAAGACTCGGGCAGCACGATGTGCTTGCGCGCCCACTCGTAGATCGGAGAGCGATCACGCTTCGGCAGCTTGAAGATAGTGAGGCGTCTTTCGGTTTCGGTCATTTTCTGAGTAGATAAATCTTCTCGGTTAAATCATGCGGGTTTTCCCATGCAAGTTCTTCGATAAATAAACATAGCGGTTTTCCATCGTTAGGGTTGCTTCTTCGACAACGACTGGGTGCATCACTCGCAAGAATCCACCCAAGAATCTCTATGCAATTCATTGGGCCTATGCTTCCAACAATTACTCGATCTCTTTCAATGTCTCTCTGTCTTACTTTACAATGGTTTCGGCTTCTGCTCCAACGAACATCAATTCGCGTTCCGTCTATGTCTGGCACCGAATAAACATCAACCCCGAGTTCTGTTTTTATTCCAAGAAATTTAGCGACCGCCAATTCAGCGCAAGCCGCGTGCTGATGGTTTAGCAAAAGTTGATTAGGAAATTGTTCCGGAAAAGCCGAGACACTTTTTTTGCGTTCTGCACTTTCTTGTCTCTCGGTTCCTTTGGTTATTCCGTGAGCAACTTCATCTGATGTTAGCGTTACAAAAACCGACCAGCTCATTGGCCGTCCTTCGAGTTCGCCGAGCGCGCGACCATGTCGTTTTGATAAAGCGCAATGTTAGAGTTTATCACCTCGCGGATTTCATCGAGGATCAGCGCGCCCTCGACGTTCGCCTCGGCTGCGTTCTTGCCGATCACGCGCTGACCCAGCTCGACCTCTAGCTTTAGACGCAGGAGCAAGTCGAGTTTCTGGGCGAGCGTGGCGAACATATCATCTACGATCTCTTTCGCAATCGTTTCTCCTGCTTCTCGCGCAATCTTCATGTCGCGCAAAGTAATCTCGCGCTGCATAAGTTGTGCTTTGAGTTCAGATAAATTTACAGTAGCAGTATCTTTTCCAATTAAATTTTCTGCACAAAATCTTTGCCAAGCGATTAAGTTTTCTTTCCTAGAACCTTCTTCTTTTTTTGGAGCTTTATCTGGAAATTTTGCTCTAGCATCATAAATTGTTCTGCGACTCACGCCGAGTTCTTTTGCTAGTGCCGTAATGTCTTTAACCCATTCTCCATCGTTCTCAGAAGATTCCCACTTCTCCATAGCATTTTGTTCTGAAATGCTAAGAGTTTTTCCGGATTTAAGTTTGGCAACAATATTTGAAATATTTTGTCGCGCAATTTTATTAGCAGCCTGTGTAACTTCGTTTTGCATTAAATAAGTCCATTAACGAATGCTTCATTAACACTATTGTGTTCGTGGTGCAGTAAAGATGTTTTTCCGTTTTCAATAATAGATTTTGGAGGTTCTGTTAAAAGTATCGCAGCAAGAGACGAACCGTTCTCAATAGAAATGCAGTTAACTCCGCTTTTCATTTCTCCGGTGTTATCTTTCGTCCACTTATTATTTAAAACGAGACCGCTGCCAGCATCCCAAGCTTCTAAAAAAGTATACTGAGATCCGCTTCCATCGTTTTTGATAACAGACATATCAACTGCCCAATTTGCATTTGAAGCAAGGATTGCTCCCGCGCCAGTTGCCTTAGGGAATTTGCCAAAATAATTATTCTTCCAATCAGGAAACCTTTTCGAAAGTTTGTGAAATGTGTACATAGAGTTTTCTGCTCCGTAAATACGGCATCGCTTATCTCTCGGAAGAATAGAATTTGCTTCTGCAATTATGTCGGTGTGCTTGTCCCAATCCAAACGAGAATATGCAACAGCATTAAACGAAACTTTTCTTTTCGGATTAACAGAACAATAAGGATGCGGAAGATAAGATGCATTGATTCCGTTATCAGATAAAACAGGAATCATATTTTTTCTGATTCCAAAAACTTTATGTGATTTTCTATAAAAATTTATTCTGTCTTCTGTTAATTCAGTTGGGTCGTGAACAACGTAACCAACTTTTCTTTTCAAAAGAATTTCAGCGTTTTGAACATTTGATTTATCTAATGCTGTAACTAGCATGAAACCGTTTAATTCAAAAATAGATTGAATGGGAATTTTTTGAATACCGACGCTTCCAGAAAACAATGAAACTTCTGTATTAAATTTTTGAGATACTCCAAATAAAGAAACGTCGTGACCAGATTTTTTTAAACACAAAAAAAGGTGTTCAGTAAAACTAACCCATCCGCCAAATTTTGGTTCGGCTAAATATAAAAGATTTATTTTCATTTAACTTTTTCCCCTTTGAATCTGCGCATTTCAACTTCTTCTCTACGCATTCTCGCCCTCGCTACTTCTTCTCTCAATGGCTGACAATTCCACATAGATTTCAAACTGTAGTAAACAATTGAAAACCTGCGAGAATCTGGAGCAAGTTTTGAAATAGGAGTAACTCCATGCAAAATGTTTTGCCCATCAAAATAAAAAATAGATCGGTCGGAAACCTCGCAGTTAATATCGTACTCCGGCATAGATAAATATCCGCCGCCAATGTTGTGTTTCAAAACGATCATAGCCGACCAGACGTTCTTAAAATTTCCAGAATCAAAATGATAGCACAAAGGATTGTTATCATTTATGATTCCAGAAGTAAAAGGAACATCTGTGAATCTGTAATCTGAAACTATTTTCTCTTTGGTTGTTTTCAGATGCTCTTCGTAGAGTTCTTTGTTGGTTAAGGCATAATATTTCGCAGCCAGCGCACCGCCTTTGATAAGTCTGGCGTGCATTTCTGGATTTTCGGTAGCCAGAGAAGTGGCAGAACAAAAATCTTTTCTGATAGCATTTCTGGGATTGTAACCAAAAATCCGACTGGTAGTTTTCAATCCAGAAGTTCTGATGCTTTCGGTGTACTTTACGTTCAGGCACGTATCAAAAATCGTTGAAAATGTTTGTTCATCTTCAGTTGGTTTTATGTATACGCAAACGAGTCGGTTCGTTTCTTTATCAACTAGCTTAAACTCATCTTTCAAAAGAACAGAACAATCATTCTCTGCTGCTCTTTTCTGAATGAATTTCTTTAAATCAATTTTCTTTTTTTCAATTACAAGTGTTTGCATGTTCGCGAATAGCAGTCATTGCCGCTAGAGTGTTATTATCTAATTCATGTTTCTTTTTGATAGTATCAAGTTTCAACATGATTTCTTCAAACTCTTGAACATCCATGATTAAAACAATTTGGCGAACTGTTGAGTTTTCGTAATCCTCAAGTGATTCTGCTGGAGTCGCGCCTTGTTCTTTACCAGCCATGATCAAATCTTCTTTGAGCCAACTATCTAAATCTGATGCTGTGTAACCAGTTAACTCCAAATCAAAGTTCGCTGATTCCAAATCTTTCATCAAGTTTTTCAAATCATCGTTTTGAATTTCAGATAGTTCGGCAATGCGATTGTCGGCAATCAAATCCGCCCATTCCATAGCTTCTGTCTCATATTTTTGTGTATCGACAGGTACACTTTTTACGCCGAGACGCATTGCGGCTTGCAATCGGCCATGACCTTTAACCACAAATCCGCTTCGCGAAGAGACGACGATAGGAGATCGCCAGCCTTGAGCTTTTATAACTCGCGACAAAATATCAATTTGTGAATCAGGGTGTTTATTTGGATTCCTTGGATTAGGAACAAGAGTTGCGACATCAACGATGGCTGAATGCGCGCAAAACACTGGTATCGAATCTGCGACTATTTGTTTACTCATAATTTTTTTGTTTGGTTGTTAAAGAAAACGGAATGGGTTTTTTGTGATGAGGTCGCTTAACCCGCTACTGATTTAAACGCAGAAAGCTCACTTTGCCCCCCCGCCCACCCCCATGGGCCCTATTTGATGTCAAATGCCTTAAAAACAGCATAGAACGGCCTTCTGTGAGCACTTCTGGACAATGGTTGAGGTATATTTTCATGACCCATCCTTCAAACCGTCTGCATCGCTCCTCGCGTCCTCATGGTGGTCGATAGACTGCCGATAGTCCAGCATCAGCGCAGCAAGCTGAGGAAACACCACCGAAACTTTCTCCATCTCGGCAATGAACTCGTAGTGCAAAGCCTGACGAGTCCTGCCTGTTGTTTCTGCCATCTGTGAGAATGATCTGGCTAAAGCATTAACGTCACCAGAACCAACCTTAAGCACGGTGATAAACATGACTGGAGCCAAGTCAGCAAGAGTGCCGAGCCGTCGGCATAGGTCAGCAGCGTCGCGCAGCTTGCACTCGTCGATCTCAACCAATCTCTCCATGATCTCTGACGTCAGTTTAGCCGAGTCGCTTGCGCCGTCATAAACTGCGCTGTAAACAGGCTGACGGTTGATCGTGTAAGTGATCACAGATTACCGACAGGATTGTAAATGAGCTTCTTTAGTTCTGGCGTGATCTCGATAGCGTCCATTCCGTCGATGCTGAGCTGACCCATGCTTTCTCGCTGTTGCAGCAGCATAATGACTGCCCTGATCTTTTTAATCCTCTCACCATATTCACGCGTTATAACTTTGCGCTGAACCTCTAGCGTGGTGATCGCGCGTGCAGCGCGAGCGGAGAAGCGTAACGCTTCGAGTTCTTTTAGTTCCAGTTCGTGATCTCGGTTGTCGGGCATTTGCGTTTTTGTTTTTTCTTCGGGCCTTGCGCGGACAACTTGTGGTGTTTAGCCCACGCATGAGCCGAAATGAGTTTTGGTTTTGTTGGTAGTGTCTTGGCCACGCAATCGGCTTTGACGTTCGCGCGCTGTTGTCAAACACTTTCTCGCTCGATGACCGTCAGCCCGTTGTTTAGATGCGTGTGATATACTTCGCGCCAGTCAGGTCGCACGTTCATAAACTGTCTAATAGCGTTGTTGATTCCTTCATCGCTATCGTCTCCGACGTTGCCGAACGTCTCGGTGTCATGAAACGCAATCCAACGTTTCGCTTGATCGCCGTGCAGGGCGAGTTCCTGCGAGACCTGCGTGAAATTGTGCAGCGTGTCGATGAACAGCAAATCGGTTGGCTCGATCTTTGGAATCGTGAGCGTGCTCGCCGTTACAAAAACCCAGTCGATTTTGGTAAGACCGGCAAAAGCCTGACGCACGCCGTAATCGTCGTTGATGTCGTAGGAGCGAAGCCTCGCGTCGTGCTTGCCACGCATTCCGTGCAGGAACGCAAGCGTGCTCTCGCCTGTTCTTACTCCGAACTCGGTCACGTGATCGCATTGCTGCGCGAGGAAAGATAGCATAGGCAAATGCTCGTTGATGTCAGTCCTTTTGCGCGCCGCGTATTGATACGAGGCACGAAGCATATCCTGTTCTGAGTTGTTTTCTCGTTCTGATTTCATGTTAGTTTTGTTTTCTGTGCTGAAATTGTTCCGCTCGCGCGGTCTGCTTCGTAAGCCAGTCTTGCGTCGTACGGTCTAGGACGTTCCATTGCTCGCCTTCGCGCGTGCCGCCTCGCGCATAAACCGATTCTGGAGCATTTTCGTTGATCCATGCGCGCCAGCCGTTAGGTTCAGGCACAGATGCTGTTGAAACGAACGCGCGGGTCATTTGAGGTGCCATTGCGGTTTCGCATCGGTTTATCCAGTTCAAGAAACGACGCCGACTCATGGTTTTCTTGTTAGCCGCAGCCCAGACTATGGCTTTTGCGTGCTCGCGTCGAACGTCGATGCCTCGATAAGCTGAGGAGGTCGTAAGTTCGGCCAGCCATTCCGCGTCGGTCTGCTTGGGTTGCTTTTGAGGCTTCTCAGGTTCGTCAAACAAACCATCTAAAGGAAGATCGGGCGGCGGGGCTCCAGCACCGCTCTCTGCTTCCTTTTCTTTTCCTTTCTTTTCTATTCCGTTGGGTCCCTGCTTGGGTTGTGCTTGGGTTGTGCTTGGGTTATGCTTCGCTCCGTTAGCCTTTGCTGCTTCGATCTTGGCTTGGGTTCGTGCTTGGCCGCCCTTGCGACCAGACTCGCGCTTACGTTTGATTTCGCCCTCAGTTTCGTGAGGGTAATTCCAGACGATCAAATCATTATCCTGCCATTGCATTAGCCACGTCGCGCCGTCGATCTCATTGCGAGTGACGCCGCAAATCTGCTGCCACTGACGATCTTTCCAGCCCTTGCAGTTTGCGATCAGTCCTCCGTTTTCTTGCTCGTAGCAGTAGCCAAGCACAGAAATCCAAGTTCCGCGAGCAATCGGGTCGGAGCCTATAAACTGCGGCGAGCGCAGCGTGCTGGTCTGTATGTTTATCCAGTTCATTGTGTTTAATTTTGCGTGAGCAGTTGCACGGTTATATTGCAGCCGACGTCCTCGTCCCTGCCTGCCCAGTATTTCGCAACGGTCAGATACGCCACCTGCGAATCATCGCGCCAGATGCCTTGATGCTGCGTGATGCGATCGAGCACCAGTTTGACCAGATTGTCGGCGTCAGGCTTTTGACCGTGTCGCACCGGAGCGTTGAGCTTTACGAAGCCGCCCGCGTTGAAATGTGATTTGGGTCGCCGCATCCAGAAAGACGCCACGACTTCAAAGGTGCCTTCAGCGTTGAAGATCGGCTTTTGCTCGTTGATCGCCTTAACAAGTGCAACATTAACCGCGCGCTTCCACTCGTCGGCCACGTCCGAATCATAAACACGCGCGACATATTTTCCGCCCATCTTGCGGGCGAAGGCTCTTGGGCGTGGCTGGCCTTTTGGGTCGCCGTGAATGAAGAAGGTCATTTGCTATACTTTCGTTCGGCGAGCATTGCGTCGGCGGCCTCAAAAGCACCCTTAGCCATGGTCTCGTCATTTTTGTTTCGTAGGTCATGCGGAGCAGCGCAAAATCCAGCCAACGCCTGACCCGCGAAGTAGTCGCGCAAGGTCATACCTCCTTGCGGACATAGTTCTATTTTTCCATTTTCCGTAAATTGGAAATGCGGAAACGCTAGACCACCGTTTTTGATTTGAGTCTGTCTCATTTTGTAACCTCCTTCCGTCGCACGAGTAGATGGTCGCGCTCCTCTTGCGTGATGCGATGTGCGATCAGCCCGAGCATAATCGCGCGACGGAATACGTTTTGTTCCGAGGTTTCGATGTTCATGGCAATTTCCTTTGGTGACTGAAACTCGATGAGTCGTCGGTCAATTTCTGCGTTGAGTTTATCTTGTTCATGGCGTGAGCGAATCATTGTTTGGTTGTTTGGTTGGTTTCTTGTTCTTGAATCTGCCCAGCTCATCTCTGAGCGAGCGCAGGTTTTTAAGGTTGTCGAAGTAATCATCGACCCACTGTTCGTTGCGGCCTCGCACGATGCCGTCGGCGCGCCCAACAAAGTAGGCGAGCACGATGGCGACTAAGCAAAGCGCGGTTACTGCGAGTGTAGTGATCATGATTTGTACCACGCTGGCAATGAGAGTTCGTGCAGGACTGGCTCGATGTTCGGCCAGTTGTTTTCCTCGATGCTTCGCTTGAGGCGAATTAAATCGGCGATGTTCTCGTCCTGTCCGCGAGCGATTGCGTCGTCGGATAATTTATATACCGCGCACCCGTACGGTTCTGCCTTTTCGACGGCCACGTAATACATCCGCGAGACCGACCACTTGAACACTTCGTTGATGAGCGGCAAATAAAACCCTGCCTGTCGATGGTAGCCGTAGGAAAACGCAGCACGCTCAAAGTTTCGGAAGGCGTCGCTGTCCAGACTCTCGACCGTCTTGATGTCCACCACGTACGGCTCGCCGTTTGTCATCTCGCAACCGAGCGAGCTGAACCAGTCCGTGCGACATTGCAGCGCGCCAAGTGCGTTGTTCTGCTGCTTGCGCCATGTCGTTTCTGGTAATCCGTCCGCGAGTAACTGCGAGGCAATAGGATGTGCCGCTACCGCTTCACGCATCGCTATCACTTGCGCCAGTTCCTCGGCATCGAGTAGCGTCTTGCCTTCGTGCTGCGCTGCGAACTCTGCGTATGCCGCTTTGCCTTCTTTCGTGCGCCGTTCGAGATCAGGTTTCTGAATATAGCGCGCTGCAAACTCCTTCTCCTCGAGCACGGCGCAATGTACCGCGCTGCCTAATCGGAACGCCGTGGACTCTTCTGGTTGAGCCAACGTCTTTGCGATATACTTCTTAAAGTAGAGCGCGGGCCTGCGGCGGTAACACTCTAGCTTCGAGTGTGAGATCGCAACGTTGGCGTGATAATCTTGAATTGATTCATTCATCTTTTTTATCCTCCGCTTCGCAGATGAACGGCCAGATAACGATCAAAATAATCGTAAACAGAATGAGCATTGCCCATTCGATAATCCAGCCGATCAACCTGCGAATTGAGTTCACAAATCGGTGTCCTCCAACTTAATCTTAAATTGTAGTGGATCGATTTCGCTTTCGCTCTCGTCCTTGAATCGCACCGACCAGCTGACCTTGACGTTGATCTTGGGCGCGGCTGCGAGGCTGTCCCACTCGACAGAGAACGCGGCCTTAGCTTTCGGCTCGGTCTGGTTTTGGTCCTCGATAAAGGATTCCTGCGCTGCCTTGGCGATTTGTTTGAAGTTTGTTTCGAGCAAGCTTCGGAATTGCTCCGTCGCTGCGTTGATAATCGCTGTCTGTTTTGTTTCGTTGTCGTTCATGTTTCTTTCGTTTGATTGTTGATTCGTTTGCCGAAGAAAAAACGCAGACCGCGCTCGATGTCACCGTGGCCGACGTATCGACCATGACTATCTACGCGCTCGCCTCGTTCGTTTGTGTGATGTGATTTCATTCGCTCTAAAACGCGAGCCTCGGGCTTATAGAGTCGGCTCCGGTCGTACACGTCAGAGCGGCGAATGGCTTGGCCGAGGACGTTCATCTGCTATCCTCCATAAAGCTCATTGTGAGTATGCTCACAATAATTTCTTCTGCGATTTCATCGCTAGTTTTTTTTTCAATATGACCACGTTGAATAATAGTAGCTATCTTATTTTTGATTTTGGTTATCAAGCCGCACCTCCAATCGCATCGCTCAAGCCGCCTGCGACTTTCTCGGCGAGTGGCGTCACGTTAATTTCTGGCGCAATATCGCGCGCTTCCTCGACGGTGCGAAGGCCTTTAAGGATGTCGCCGAACTGGTCGCGCAAGATGAAACCGCGAGCGCGGAATTTCAACATACGCTTTGGATAGTCCGACCACGGGCCTGACTTGCCCCAGAGCTTCGCGCCTTTGGCGTCGGCAGTAGTGAAGGTCTCGCTTGCCGCGTCGAATCCTTTGCGCTTTACCGTGATCTTGTAGCCGTGCGAGTCCTTGCCGACCTCGCCGACTTCTTCCTCGGCGTAGGTTTCGAGCTGGCCGCTGGCGCGAACCAAAGCGAGAGCGGCATCGCCATAAATCGCGGGCCGTCCGTTGATTACCGCCGTGTTTTGCAACGCAGCCATTGGCGTCAGTCCTAGCTCCATGCCGAGTTGGATTGCGATCATCACGCTCTCCGGTTTCTCCATGCCTCGTGGTGCGAAGCCAGAGGCGACGACTGCCTTGGCGAAGCGGAAAGCCTCGTCGATTGAAGCCAACTGCACGCCTTGATTGCCGAAGCTGATCTGAGCTTTCGGTTGAGCGGTATCTTGTACCGCGACTTGAGTATCTGTTTTAACGTCTGTCGTATTCATGTTATCGGTCTTGTTTTGTTTTGTGTTTTGCCGCCCGTCATTAAGTTGGCGGGCGGTTTTCCTTTGAGGAAATTATGCTGGCGTATTTTCGCACCGCCACCAGCGGCGTCGGAGGCACTATTTAGAGTCCGTTGCGTAGACAAATTAGAACGGCACTTCTTCCGTCTCGACTGGGTTGCTGATTGCTTTATCGTCGCTCTGGGGCGCAGGTTGGCGACGCTGGAACCAAATCGTGCGAGCCGCGTTCTTAAGAAGTACGTCGGCCTCGCGCGGAGGAAACGGAGTGCCGTCTTTTTTGAGAGATGGTTCGCGATCAGCACCGTACCACAAAAGCTGCTTATCGTTGAGCGCGCTGACTGGCGTACCAGCGTTCTTGCCGAAATGCACCGTGACCTCTCCGGCATTATCGACCCAGATTTCTGGTGCCGGTAACGAGGTTAGAAACAGAGTGCTAGATATGCTCGGTGCCGTGGCGACCGCGCGTGGTTTGATTTCGAGAGCAGCACGGATTGCGCGCAGCTCGATGAGGAGTTCTTGATGTTGTTCGTTAGTCATTTGTTTCTGAGTTGCTGCAAAAGTTTAATCTCATTGCGGTTCACGAGGCGCGCGACATAGCCGAGGTCTTGCGCGATGCGGTAAGCGTAGCCTGACGAGATGCCCAGATCGAAGGCTGCGGCCTTGATCGACTCGCCTCGATTGATCGCGGAGATGATGCGCGGTTTGTTGCGCGGGTTAGATGGGCGGCTCATTTTTTTATTAAGGCTTGGACGCGGACGCCGTAACCCTTGGTCGCTGGTTTCGTCGCACCTTTCGGTCCGCCGTTATGGATCCGCGCCAGCGTCTCGACGTCGCTCGCAGCCCATGCTTGCGGCGCGTATCGTTTGAGGTAGGCGGTGACGACTCGCTTCGAGTAGTCGAGGTCGGCACACCGCGAATAATCGCCTGATACGCGAGAGTCGGCATGGTAGCTCTTGTGTATCTGAAGCGGGCCAAGTGCTCGGCCTTGATCGCCGATCGTTGGGCCGAGCTTGCCGCTTGTCTCGACGATGTGCAAGGCACGGAAGAAGGATTCGGGTGGAGCGGCGTCAGCGGAGACCATTACTGCGAGAAGAAGGACGGCGAGTTTCATGCTGCACCTCCGACGACGAACGTCTGCCTAAAGTATTGAGCGCGGAACTTTAAGGTGACCTCTGTATCCTGCGCGTCGGTAAGACTTACAAATAATTTGCCAGCCTTGCGCCTGTAGGTCTCAGATGCCGAGATTGAGATTAAAAACCAAGCGGACGATCCGCGCACCAGTGTTACTGTCGTAGTGATCCGAGTGTATTTGTAGGAGTTGGCGACTGAGCCTCCGCTGTTCGCAATAGCAATCGCTCCAGAACGAGATCCTTTGGCGAGTCCTAAATTTTCGAGTTGAGCCTCGGCGTCGCGAGCCGCGTAGATCAGAGAAAGACTATCGTAAAAAGTGTGCTCAGTTGCTTTTCCGTTGATCTTTTTCAGCGCGGCGTTGATTGCCTCGCGGTTCGTTTCGTTGATTTTGATTTTCACGTTTTAAATTTTTAGAGTTAAAAAAATGCGCCTTAGTAACTTCAGCGCGTTTTAAATTTATCAGGAAACCAATTCGTGAGCCTTATTTAAAGCAGCACGCTTCATCCTGTCTCCTCCGCCAGACATATTGCTATTCATGAAACGACGCTCTGCAGTAGTTTCATTGTCGCGGTAATTTTTGCCGTGATCGACCCAGTCGGTTACAGCATTCACGGCATCAAACAAATTTTTGCCTTCATTTCCATTACCGTTCTTAAAAAGATCAACCATTTGATCTGCCATGTGATTTGGCTTATTATTTTCCGTAGGCATTAAATCACAGAAGAAAGCGTGAGCTTTATCGGTATTGATTGGATAAGCAGCGAGTGCCGAGTAAATCGCAAAAGTCGCATCAAGAGCATCGTTGCCCCACTTCAAAAGTTTGATCGCGCTATCAAGTCGCTGTTTAACATTTTGAGTATGAGTGATAAAAATCGCAGAGTCAGATCGTTCAGCAGCAGTCAGGGTATTATTGCAGACAACGCGAACGTCGGTAGCCGTCCCGCGAAGACCTCGACCAGCGACATGGCCGTTGCTTAAAAGCATATACGCTTTATGCTCACTTCCATGAAACTGCTTTTGACCAGTTTGAATTAGTGCCCAAACGATTTTGCCGCCTTTGAGTGAACCAGCAGTTTCGATCACTGGCTTGTATTCAAGACCATCGACCTGACCCAATGCTTCGGCGATTTCAAGAAGCTCGTGATTTTGGATAGGAGTCCAACCATCAGAGACAATCCCGAGAACAGTTTTATCATCGCTGCGACGATTCAGCTGGCATCCCTTGATTTGAATCATGTCAGAATCGAAAACCGATTCTTGATCAACGGTCCAATTCAACCGTGCTTTAGCGAGAGCATCAGCCGCAGACAAGTTGCCCAGTTCGATAGCTCCTAGGCCATGCCAAGGAGTCACATTATTACCACTGACCATGTAATCGTTGCTTTGTATTTCGTGTGCCATTTTGTGTTTTGTTTTTGATCTCGGGGTTAATTCCCTTCGATGAAATTATTTCTTTAGCGTCTTTAAAAAATCAGCCGCGCTGCCATAAAAATTAGAAAGGTGATCAACCTCGCGAACCAGCCAGTATGGCTGAGGAATCATCTCGGTTGCCTCACACCCATTCCTGATCATTTTCGCGATAGATTTTTGGGTGTATTTGCCGCAAAATCTAAGTTTGAAAGTCTTATTGGAAGAACCAAAAGAACAGGTCGCTATCGTGAAAAATTGAGTTTTCATGGTTTTTAGCGAACGATTTCAAAACCATTCGAAACAGCGAAACCCAACTCGCAGACCATATATCCATTGGTCGGGGCATTTACAACAACAGCGATTTCGCGGGGAGGGCAGTTGAATGGCTTGCGGCTATTATTGTATTTTGCAAACTCTTTAGCAGATTCGAGAGAGCGGCTTTTTGAAGTTAAGATTTTCAAGTTGTTTTGGTTTTTTATCTCAGGGTCAATTCCCTTTGATGAAACAACTCTGGGACCTGTTCTAAAATACGCAAGCTAAATGGTTCGTTTTAAAACCATACTTTCCCAACTTACTTACAATGAATAAGTTGTGTTTTTCGTTTTTGGACGATACCACGTCTGAATCCTGATTCCTGCGGAGGAAATTGCCGTGCCGCGATAAAGCTCGATTTGCCCAGACTCCATGCCGCGTCGCAGATATTGCAGTGCCGTGCCGCGTGAGATGTCGAGAGATTCGCAAATCTGATCAGTCGTCATCCAGCCCTCGCCTTTAGGCTGACGCGTTTTTGCTGTCATTACCGAGCGCAATTCAACCACCCAGTTAGGCGTGATAGGTTTTGATTTCGCTCGCGCCATGAAATTGTCCGTTAATGTTCCGTGTCTGGAAAAGCTGATACGTTCCGTCTGGAAACAAAAGACCGTAAGCCCAGCCTTGTGCCCACTTCAGCTTGCCTGTTTTTTTATTAACATAATCCATGTCTCTCACGCACATACAACCAATGCTGCGCGCCTCGACTGGTTCGCGCGATGCAACGGATGCGACCTCGATGCTGTGAATATGGCCGTGCAGACAGCTGCCATAGATTGCCGCGTGCGTGCGACACGCGCTTATGCCCGCATGAAATCCGTGAATGACCGAGAGCTTGCCGAGCCTGAGCACGCCGAGATCGGAATCGTAAGGCAGCATCTCGGCGCGGCATTTCTTCACCACCGCTTCCATCTGCTTAATACCATCGCTAGCGTAATCACGAAGCATACCAGAGCAAGAGTTGCGAAATTCATAAAGCCGTTCGTCGTGGTTGCCGCGCAGAAAATGGTTGCTCGTTCCGCCCTCGAAGAAGCGACGCAGGAAATCGTTGCCGGCCTCCCAGTCGTCGGCCAGCGATGCGGCTTTCTCCTCGTCGGACGCGCCACGGCGAAGGTTCCGAAAATCATACGCATCGCCTGCATGTACCCTGAGTTCTGGTTTCCAGTCTTTCATGAACGACCAGAGCGCGCCCACGCTCGCCGCGTCAGCCATGTCACCATGATTGTCCGACACGACGATGAAGCGTTGTGCTCCTTTAGACATCGAGTGCGTCGGCCAGCGATATCGAGGCAAGCCCACCACCAGCAAGCAACGTCTCGGCCTTTGCGGCCTCATAGAGTTGAGCCGCGACTTGATGATCAGCGAGCGCAGCAGAACCGAGATACTGCGTAAACTTTGCGCCGCTGAGTCGGAGCTTGGCGATGACTGGCACGAGGTAGTCGGAGCCATCATGCGCGTGCGTCGCATCGAGGTAGAGAGCGAAGATAGCCGAAGCCTCTAGCGTTGACCTGTCCCAGCGATACGAGGTCAGGCGAATATAATTACCAGAGACACCGGAAGGCAGAGCGATTGTTTTTTGGAGAGCCATGTTAGTTGTATTCCGTGAAGTCTAAGTTGAATCGGTAATTGCCTGCACCAATGTTGCTGCCGTCCAACGTCGAGGCGCGAACGTATGCGGTCGAAGAACTGTTTGAGGCATTATCGAAATCGTATGTGGTGAGCAGGTCAGCATTGACGCAACCGCCGACACCGACGTCGGGCTTGGTCGAGAATCCACGATTGGAAATGTCCACGGAGAACGTCTCAGTCGGCGAACCACCGGAGAGCGCGACGACGTGCGATGCCTGAAACACGGCTTGAACTTGGCGCACGCTCGATGCTGACGCTGCGCCAGTCTTGATGCCGCTCACGCTCACATCACTCTTGTCTTGTGCGCTGACCGTGCCTGCGCCAAGAAACGCATTGTTAGCAGCCAAGTCTACATATACCCAAGCCGATGCGACGCCGCTGCGATTTACGGCGCGCAGGAAAGTAAATCCAGTTGAAGGAAAAGAGGCATACAAACACATCGTGTTGGCCTTGGTTAAGACTAACGAAGGAGATCCGCCCATCTCACCAAACCAAGTGTAATCCGTCGCGCTGCTGCTGTTTGTCGCGGTCGCTTTAATTTCGTAGTGATCAAAATCCAGCTCAGTGTTTGGAGTCCAAGATGCGCGCGTGCCGAAATAATACTCGCGCGTGCTCTCGATGAGCTTAGGCGTCACGCCGATCTTAGACAGACTTGAACCGCTCGGCGTGGCCGGAGCCGTCGAGTTGGTCGGCGCGGTCTGACTTAACACGCTCGACACCGCCGAGAGCGCACCCGAAAACGAAATGCCTCGCGCTGCGAATTGATACGACTCGCCGACAGTCAGATCATCAATCGAGACCGCATAAGAAATCGAGGATGCGATTTGATTTCCGATAATGAAATCGCTTGCGCCTGTTCGACGGTAGAGAACATCGAGCGCAACAGCTCCGGTTGGAAGCGGTGGAGCCGTGAGCGAGACGCGCGCGAATGAACCACCGTCCGTCGATACATAGACCGTTGTGCTGATTAGCGTCGGCGCGTTCGGTGTGCTTGGCGCGCTCGGATCAATCGGGCCAGCAGTGATGACCGACGGCGTGGCTTGGACGTAGCTGGTAAAGCCGCTGACGTTCTCAACCGTGTCGTAGGCATTGAGCCAGTAATAATAAGTCGTGCCGATTGTTACATCCGTGTCCACGAATCTCGACGCGCGCACCTCGGCGATCTTGTTCGTGCTGTCGTTGGCTGGAGTGACCGCTGTCGTGTTTCGATAAATGCCATACTCCGAAAAGTCTGGCTCGGTGTTGTCGTTCCAATCGAGAGAGACCAACCTGCCTGTGCCGATTGCGGCGGATAGTCCGGTTGGAGTCGTAGGCGCAAATGTGTCTTTTGCAACCGTGACCGAGCTAGTGACGTAGGTTGTGGTAATCTTAAAATACGATTCGCCGAAGATTCGCACGTTATAGTTCGTTCCGATTCTAACGTCGGAGCTGATGTAATCCTCGGTCTGGTCGCCTTCGACTCGGCTCCAAGTCAAATATGTCGTGCTCGTGCTCGGCTTGTATTCGATCACGACTGCGCCACCGCTCTGGATAAACTCACTCGGAGGCGCAGTCCACTTGACTTGTATACGCGGAATAATTGTGCCGTCGGCTTGAACAAATTGCGTGCTGCCGTCCGCTGTAAGCGTTAGTCCAGATGGTGCGCCGAGCGTGAACGGATCCGGCAGCGTGGTGTTCGGAGAGTCCTCGACGAAGATTTCCTCGTTTACGTCCCAGCTGTAAATCTCCGAGTCCGTCTCCCGCAGCGTCATGTCGATGTAAAGCTGCGGCGGATTGCCGTCGGTAGCAAAGTGCCACTCCATCACTTCGAAAACCTTCGACGACCAACCTAGCTTTGCGTTGGTAATCATGACCGTATCGCCTGCGCGAACCTGCATTGCCTCTAGTCGGAATCGAGCGGTGAACGTGATCTCCTCGCGTGCGCGACGCAGCTCGATGACGGCTAGACGTTGAGCGCAGGATGATGAGGTCGTGAACGGCAGCACGACGTCGCGGTAATAGCGCGTGTTGTTGTCGTTGGTAACGTAGGTTGCCGACGAGATCGTCGGAAAGTCTGAGACCTGCCAGTTGTTCGACTCGCTAACGTACACGCCTTTGACCGAGTTCACGCGGTCGCGCGCGCTTGTGCGTGTCTGGATGTTGAGCGGGCCGACGAAGTGCTTTTCGGTGAGCGTCACCGTTGGGATGCGATAGCCGCCAGCGTAAACCACTATCTTGCCGCCAGAGTACGCGATGAGTCCGCCCATCGCCGAGAGGAGCTTGCCGATGTTCTCGTCAGGCGACGCGCTCGTAGCAATGACGCCGTTGCACTCGTAGCGGTTTTCGTAGGTTGCCGGAACCGTGATCGGCTTTACCTCGACGTCCTCGTCGCAAATAGTAGCAGCCGCATTGATCGCGCTGACGTCGATCTCAGTCGCGTCCATGCCCATGCCGACAGCCGAGTCGGTAAGATAGTCGCGCAAGCACAGCGCAGGATTAGCCGAGTAAGCCGTCGTACTCGTGCGTGTATCGAGCACCTTCTTGCCCTTGATGACCGCCGAGATGTTCGGAATACCGCTAGGAAACTTCTCGGTGTCCCAAGTTAGGCGAACGTAGAGGTAGGCGATGCCGTAAAGCGTGTGTGCAGTTGTCCACTTTCCGTCCGTCAGGCTGTTAGTTTCAGCAACAAGAAAAGAGTCAGCCGCTTGTGTTGTGCTTCCAAGATGCTTATACACATTTGCAACTCCGCTATAAAAGCCCGTTGCTGCGTTTCCAGAAAGACCAACGAGGTCGTCGTTGAAATATACCTCCTCGATTTCTTGGATTTCGTGCCCAGCTAGAGCGATAACGATGTTTAAATACTCGTTTTTGCTTCCAGTCGTGGACATGTAAACCACGGTGCCAGACGCGCGGCATCGACCATAAATCACGTTACGCGCAGCAATAGGCGAGCGAACCATCTGCGAGCGTTGAGAGAGCGAGGCGTCGGTGTAGCTCGGAGCCTTTGGCGCGAGGAGCTTAGACGCCGCCATTGATGCCGCCGTAATGGCAACAAAGTTCAGCACGGTCGTGATCGCCGTGGCGATTGCAACGCTGTTAAAAGCGTTCATGAGCGCGACCCAAACGAAAGGATTAGCGAAGACTGGCATGGTTAGATTTTCCAGAAGCGCGTTTCCGCGCCGTCGTTTAAGTTAGCAAATTCAAGTCCGTCCTTGCCGACGAACGCTGCGTTTGATCCTAGCACGATACCCATCGTGTCGCCGTTGCCACAATCGCGCACCGCAATGTCGCCGCGCCCAGCGAATCCTTGGCCGATTGCTTTCAATCCTAGAGGATTGAAGTGCGTCTCGATGGTTCCGATCAGACCGCCGTGATTCTCAAGCACACGCACGCCCGAAAGCGCGCTGTCGTAAGTGCCGCGCAGAGTCGCTGCTGGGTCGAGTCCGGTGCAAAGATGAATCCAGTCGGCACCAAATAGGCAGCAGTCGTTCACGCCCCAAGTAAAAGGCTCGTTGCGTTTGCGGTCGATATAGGCGGCGAGAGCTTCGGGCCAGTTGGCGCAACGGGTCGGCATGGTTAATCGTAAGTTGTCGGGCCGTAGTTACCGCCACCGCTATCATCGACCGGAGCCGAGAACTTAGCATTGCCCCAGTAAATCTCCTTTTCTTGGATGGAATTAACAAATTCGAGACCTTTATCACCAGAATAGAGGTTCTTTTGCTCCTCATCTGTGTAACGCACTTCGCGCGGACGCCGAAAATCCACCAGCTTATTTTCGGCAGTCATGCCAATCGTCGCGTTCTGTCCGTCGTCGTTAATCGACATCACGTCCATGCGACCAGAGAAGATCGTGATTGGCGTCGAGACTAGCGCACCGCTAGAATCGAGCGCGCCAAACATAACAGAGCACTCCTTGCCTTGATAGTTCTCGGAGAGAGCGACGGCAATCATGGCAGTCGGTACGCCTGAGAGCTGCATCGTGATACCACGAGCAGCAAGGTCGGTCGTTTCCTCGACTGGCGAGATCGTTCCGAGCGTGCCGATTCCAAGGTATCCGGTGCCAGCGTAGGTGATCGTGCCGTAACCGCTCCAGAGATTGACTGGCTGCGTGAAACTAAGCGACGCAAGAATAATCGGCGAGAGTTGCGACGCGCTGACCTCGGTAACCATGTTGGCCGATAGCGAGCGGCCTGCGGTGGTAATGCTCATGCGACGTCCTCCAGAACGTTAAACGACACGCCGTAAAACTTAGCCGTGTCGATGTTCCATTGCGTCGAAGGCTCGGCAAGACGGAACACACCTTTAGCGTTGTTGTAAGTGATCGCCGTGCCTCCTGCGTAGGAGGAGCGCAGGACTGGAAATAAATCCACGCTGCCAACTCCGTTGAGTTGAACAACCTTGTATAGAGATGTCGAGATTTGCAGCCAATCGCCGACCGCAAACTGAGTGCCGCCTGACGTTCCGCTGTAAGTTAGCGTGGACGAATTAGCGGTAGCGGTAGCAACTGTCAGTGTTCCGCTAATCGCACCGCGAGCCGTTGGATTGGCATAGTCTTGAAAGTAAAACGTGCCGCGCTGGGCCATTAGCAGAAACGACACGACCTGTTCCGCAGCCGCGCGCGTCATTGGCGGGCAATCCACGGTGCCGAGCCAGCCTTGGCCGCTCCAGTTGTATTGCTGCACCTGCATCGTGAACGGCGAGACGTTGCGCGAGACTGCGCTGAGTCCGGTCAAGGATAGGCGCGAGGCTTCAAGCGCAGCAGGCGGTGTGAGTGGATATGAGATAGCCATGATGTTTACGCGAAGGCTGAACGATACGCGCCACCACGGCGCACCATGTCTGGAATCTCGGCCTTGAGGCGGCGACGTTCCTGCTCCAAGATCGGCGCGAGTTCGTTGCGCGTGACGCCTGCGGCGATGTTGTAGTTTATGTTAATCGAGGAACCAGCGGAGCCACCGCCTTGGTTCATGTTAGAGTTTGAGACGATGGAACCGCTGGCATGAGGCACGAATAATTCTGGGCCGCGTTCTCCGACGATGTAAGGACTGTTGGCCGACACTGGGCCGCCCATAGCCATGAACGGAAGTCCAGCTATGACATTACCAATTCCTTTTGCGAGAGGAGCGGTGATGGTTTGTTGAAAAACCATTCTCATTAAATCCATTCCGATTGCTTTAATTACTTCGCTAAGTTTTTGACCACTAAAAACTGCATCTTCAAAACCGGAAGCAATTATTTGACCAGCTTCGTTTCCAAGTCGGTTCTGTTCAATTTGCAGAGCATTAATTTTTTCATAAACAGGAACCAGTTTTTCCATTGCCTCTGTGGCAATAGATTTATCAAGCGAGGCAGTTTTCTTTAACAGCTCATATTCTTGCGCCCTCAAACCAATCAATAGTTCAGATGTAGAAACATTACCCGTGTAGAGTTTTGATTGAGCTACGCCAAATGCTTCTGATGCCGCTGCATATTTTTTATCAATTTCAATGAGTGCTTTTGTAGCGTCTAGCTCGGTCTTCCTTGCCTCATTTCGTTTGCGAGCAGCAGCAAGCGGATCGCCGCCTTCGATTGTGTTGGCTTCTTCGCGCATGACCTTTGCGCGGTTCATGGCTTCATTTGCCATAAGCGATTCACTTTTACCCAAGTCCTGAAATTGACGCTCTAAATTTGCAGCCTCTTCGTTTAACGGTTTAAGTTGTTCCGTTACTCGGCCCAATCTAATTCCTGTGGCCTTTGCTGCATTATCTTCCGCAGTAAATAATCCAACTGTTGCAATAGCTGTTTTTGCGATGCCTTTTTGAAACGCAATAGCCGCTCTATCAGCAGCGTCGGTTGCAATAGTTAATTTATCAATCTCTGCTGAACTTAATCCAAGTTTAACAGCATTTTGTTCAGCATCCTCTAAAGTAGAATTGAGTTTAGACGCTGCACCAACAACGGCTTGAAATCCTAAAAACCCAGTCAATCCTTTTGCGATTGTCTTGGTTGTTGATTGAATCTTTTGCAGCGAGTTTTGCACGCTCGCAAAAGCCATCTTGGTTGCATCAATCGCTCTGAGTGTAAATGTAGCTTCAGCTGCCATGTTGTTTTCTCAGTCGATTTTGATGGTTAATATAAGCAAGCCAGCCGTTCATTTCTTCGGCTGGCATAGCGAGAACTTCGTGAGCGAATTTGCCGAGACGTTCAGCGATTGCATAGACGGCGAAGAGGTCGGCACCTTCATCGCCGCCGATTAGTTTTTTAAGTCGTCGAGCTTCGCGGAGCTGTCCGCAAGAATCTCATTGGCGACGCGTGCGACGATGTTGCTATCTGCCTTGTTGAGCAAGGTCGGTTTATGCTCGATGGTGAACAGCTTCTTTCCGCTCTCGTCCGTGGCTTTCATAACCAGAATGTCCACGAGCAAATCCATATCGTTGTTTTGAGACTTTTTATAGACTCGGTTTTTCTCGGCCAAGGTCATTGGCGTAGAGAAGATCACGAGTTTCCACTCAGGAACCTCGATTCGTTTAGTGCCGAGGTTGTTGAAATGTTCGCGGACGAGGTCGATTGCTTCCATGTGTGTTTTGTTTTTTGTTTTTACCTAGCGTTAAACAGTCAGGGTCGAGAGTGCTCCGTTTCCTTCAAAAGCAATCGAGCCTTCGACAAGACCATCGAACGAAGCCGAGACGTCGAATTTCGTGACGATAGCCGAGCCAGAATAGTAAACGTCCGAGGACGTCGCGCCCTCTGGATAAAGGTTGAGGGTGACAGCCGAGCCGATGGTGATGAGGAGCTGACCCGCGTCGGCTTCATCCCAGTAGAGATCGCCGGATGCGCTCCAAGTTTTCATCGAGCCTAGACGCGTGCGATAAACGTCGCCGATCACGCTATCCTCGACGGTGTCAGAGGAGTGTGAGAGCGAGTAGTTGCGGAGTTCACCGATGGTGGTGGTCGAGATTTTGATAAGGCCATCGCGGCCAAGTTTGGTAGCCATATTAGTCAGTAGTTAAATAAATTGCGTTAAAGGTATGACGAGCAGTGCCCCAGCGGCGTTCCTCGTCGGGTTCGATCACATATTCGACATTCGTCAAATGAAGGTCTTGGCAAGAACCGCCGAGCGTAACGTCTGTTAAGACTGCAGCTTCAACCGCAGCGGAGCCAGTATCGAAAAGATCGTCTATTAGGTAAGTGCCACTCTCAGCCGTGAAGTAATCAACGACGAGTTGAAGTTGGCGATACTGCGTGCGATTACTTGGGCCGAGCGTGCGGACTTCGATTTGTTCTGTGACGGCATAAACCGCAGCTGATGGAAAACTGACGCTGGCAATCGTGTTGTTGCGACCACGCAGGATGTTCGCCGTAGGAACGACCAGAGCAGACGTAAGAGCAGTTGCGGTAGCATTACGGATGTTTGTGCGTGTGCTCATGCGGCTAATTTAAGTTGTTCAAGTGGCATTGCTCCGTTGACCTTGATGAATCCAAGATTGACAGCTCGATTGGCAAGAACGGCGTTAACTTTTTTTAAAGTAGTTTTTTCGCGTGAATTGATTGCTCCGTCTATCATTCGTTGATAGTTTGGAATTTTTACGTTGGTCGCAGTCGCTTTAATGAAAGGTTTTGGTCCGAAATTTGAACTGACGTAACCAAACAAGCGTCCATTGACTCCACTTTGCGGTTTTAACTTATCAGAAAATTTCTTGTAGCGCGCTCCTGCAACTTTTGCAGATGCGTTCCATCCAGATACTGTCCAGCCTACACGACCTTCAATTTCATTTCGATACTTTTTGAAGTCAGATCCAAACGCTAAAGCCATAGCTTTTCCTGTTATTCTTCCACGAGCATTTCCGCGAGATTTACGTTCTTTTTTTAAAGCATCTTGGTTTTCGAGTAATTTCATTCCATAATATCCGGTAAGATTTGGATTGCGCAAAAGCGCGCGCATTTTTTCTACCTCACGTTTACGAACATACTTTGCCATCGACTTATAAAATCCTCCTTTCGTGGCTTTTGCTTCAAGATCACTATAAACAAGAGGTTGGGCAAGCCGACTAAAATCAGCGCGTACGGCATTGACTCCTTGCTGTTTGTTCTTCGGCGGCGTGAACTTCACGATAGTCTGGATCGCATACTTAGCTTCCTCTTTAATCACCAAGCCAAGATCGACCTTTGCGGCTAGAGCAAGTCGCGCCAGTTGATATTCTAAGCGATGAAAGCTAGTCTCGATCTGAATCATATCGTTTTGCAGACTTCGATTTCACATCCTGCGCCCTCGGCGTCGAGCGTCACTCGCTCGATAAAATAGGTAATGCTCGCGCGCGAAAGCGTCTGCGTGACCTTAGGAACTGCGCTCACGCTCGTCGTCAAAAGAAACACTGTGAATTTTGAGTCATCGCGACGTTGATCTTCAAATTCCGAGAACGCATCACGCGATGCAGACCAGACGCCAGTGATGCTGTTGCCTTGATAAGTGAACGCGATGCCCGCTTGCGACAGGATTGCGTCAAAGTCGGCATTGATCTGAGTCGGATCGAAGTCTCGCACGGCGGCCATACTTATGCGCCTTTCGTTAAATACCACCGCGCGTGCAACTCGGGCCGATTCTCGCGCAGCCAAGGCTCGGCATCGTCCATGCACTTCTTTGCGTCGTTGCCGCAGGTCTGGCTTCCAACGTGGTGAACGTAGGCGCGCGAGATGAAGTGCGGTCGCTTCATGTCGAGGCATTGCACGTCGTCGGAAAACCAGTTCAGCGGAGGAAAGTCCACCCATGCGTCTCGGTGAATCCACGCGCAGATCGGTGCGATGACGCTTGCTGTAATAATGCATCGCTCTGACGGAAATCTAAGAAAGTCGATCTGTCCGCGTCCGCACCGGATATTCTGCTCGCCGCGTGCGTAGTCCGAGCGAGTCGCCACCCAGCCGAGGTCTAAATAGATCAAGCGCAGCAAAGCGACGTCGGCCATGAGCTTCGTCCACGTCGTCGGCGTAAACACAATGTCATCGTTACAGATCACGAGTTGGTCGTGCTGCTTAAACGCATTGCGCGCAGCTTCGTTGTAAGCCTCGCCGAAAGTCGGTCCGAGTCCGTGCGAAACGTAGATATGAATACCGCTCGGAACGTAGGCTTTGATTGACGCCATCATCACGTCGAGGCACTTGGCGTTAGTCGTGCAGACGACGATAGCAGGCTCGGCGATCATGGCTTCTTGGCTCCAAGGATTCGCTCAATGTTCTCCACATCGATCACGGTTTCTCCGCACGTCAGAACCCGCTCGTCCCAGTTGTTCGGCGGCACCATGCCGTCCTCGACGTTGACGCGAATCACCGCACGCGGCATTTCGGTAGGCTCGCCAACGTGATGCAGGAACTGCTTCGCCATTGCCATCGTCTCGGAGTCGTCGGCCTTGATTTGAAAGTAATGCTCGACGATCTCGGGCCGTGCCGCAGTTGATAACCAAGCGTCACGGAACGACACCGAGCGCGTCGAGTTGCCGAGCGTTTTCTGAGTGATGCGGATAGTCGGCTCGGTGTGCTTGTGATAAACGAGCTGGAGCGCGTTCGCGTCCGCCGTCATGTCGGCCAAGCGATATGCACGCGCGGCGAGATCATGCCCAGCCCACCCGTACCACTTTGCCTCGTGCGTCCACGGACGGTCTTTTGGCGCAGGCTCGGGCAAGGTTAGCATCCGAGACGCCCACCAGCTCGCGCGCTTGCCGTCGTTCTTCTCAAACGCCAGCATGATGATCGAGGCGATGGCTTCGCGGCACCACGGAAAGACGCCGTGTGCGCCCATGGCGAACTGCATCGACTCGCGCCGACTCGCCGAGATGCGCGCAAGGTTGAGCTGCACCTCGTAGCGAAAAGAGTCGTCGAGGTTCGGAAACGAAAGCGCGATGCGCCCAAACTGTTCGGCGGCCTGCTTATTGCCCGCGCAGTAGTGTTCTTGGTGAATATAAAAATACTGAGTCGCCGCTTCGCCTACGCTGCGGCCTAGAATAGCAAGGTTACGCTTGCGGTTATCTTGTTTTATGCAGGCTGGCTCATGCCTCCAGACCGGAGTTGTCCACTCGACATGGCGGTCGTTTGGCAACAGCAGCAGGTTTTCGTGTACGTCGTGATGCCAAACGCGCCCAGACTGAAACGCGCTGCGACGGATGAACCGCTCGCGTTGTAGTTTCTTTCCGGTGCCGCGCACGTCATACGGACAGCGCACCATCAGCACGTTCTCGGAGAGTTCGGCGAGCTTGTCCTTGAGATCGTCAGCCTCAGCCAAGACGTCGTCGCAGTCGGCCCAGACGAGCCAGTCTCCGGTCGCCTGCGCGAAAGCCTGATTGCGGGCCTTTGCGAAGGAATCGACGTGCTTCCAAGCCTGAGCCGTGACTCCGTTCCGATAGTCGCTAAAAACGAAAGGAACGGCGTTTGTCGCGCACCAGCTGCGAGCCATCTCCTCGGTTGCGTCCGGTTCCTTTGCGCCGATAGCGCGGACAAGCGACAGCTCGTCGATCTGACCGACGAAGGAATTGAGCATCGCCTCGATGTGGTGCGCCTCGTTGCCGCATATTACGCAAAGTGAAATGAGCATAGAAGGCGCACGAACCGTCAAAAACGAAAAGCCTCACGCGGTTAGGCGTGAGGCTTAGAACTAAAATCCGTTTATGGATTAGGCGTATTGGGTCGTGATCAGCTGACCAGCGTTCGCGTTCACAACCTTCTCGGCGGTGTAGTGCGAAGCGCGGACGATGTTGGATTTGATCGACTCGTCGCGATAGGTGCTGACGCCGATGACTGGACCGTACTCGGACCAATTCAAAGTAAAGGCAGCACCGCCGCCGAAGAAACCAGAGGAGGCTTCGGTAACGTTACCAACCCAGATGAACGTATTAGCCCAGACGTTCGCCGCAGCGAAGGCAACACCTTCGGGTGCGGAATCGTAGGACGCACGACCAATCAACACCTCGGAAACGCCAAAGACTTCAGCGGCGGCTTGGGTCGAAGCGTTGAGGATGGTGTCGCTCGAAAGACCAGTTCCACGGAGGCGATTCTGGAATTTGGTGGAAGCGCGCAGGCGGGTCCATACTGGATATGGAATCACGACTTTTGCGCTGCTGGTGGATTCACCTTTAGCGAGCATACGGTCGAGAGCTTCCTGAACGTCAGCACCTACGTCGAACGTGGCGATGTTGGCGGTCGTGTAGGCGGTGCCGGAGTTGGTCGCGGTGAACGTACCGCTGTCGAAGATTTTCGCAGCAGCGCGGAGTTCGTGAGCAAGGAGGAGCTTACGTTTAGCGAGCTTGGCGGCAACCGTCTCAGCGTCGAAGAAGCGAGCAACGTCGAGAGTCACCGTGTCATCGACGGCTTCCTCGTAACCGTATTCAAGCGCGGTGTAGGTGTCTTGATTGAAGGCGCGGGTGCCACGAGCATAGGTGCTATATGGAGCGCGGTTCTTGACGTCGGACTTGAGCAGTTGGCCTTCTTTGAGAACAAAGGAAGGATACTGACCAGCTTTGACAGGAACGTTTAAGACGGGCATTACGGAGGTGCCTATAAGCGTGCTTTCAAAATCTTTAGCTTGCTCTAGGACTCCGGCGATATCGCCACGGAAAATTGCAGCAGAATTAGTATACATGTTAGTTTAGTAGATTGTTTAGATTAGATATTCTTAGGCAGCATCTCGATGATCGCACCAGCGTCAGACGCGGTGGTCAGCGATTTGCCAACGGTGATCGTGCCCGTGATGGCGACCTGACCAGAAGCGACGCTGAAAAGCGTATCGCCAACGGTGACAGGGCCGGCGAGCAATGTCGCTTTGATGGTGGTGCCGCCGAGAAATTCGACGGTGACGTAATCGCCAGAGGCGGCGTCGATAACGGCAACGCCGTCAGGAAGCGAAGCGGTGGCAGCAAGACCCACGCCTCTATTTGAAGACACACTTACCAACCTGAAGGCCGTGATGGCCGAGTTGGCTAGAAAAGTGCCCGTGTTATTAAATGAAGTAGCCATTTTAGTATATAGTATTAAGGTTAGAGTTTAACGATTTCGCCGCTCTGCACGCGCGCACGATAGGCGACGTAAAGGTCGGAGTGATTCTTGATAGCAAACGAGATCGCGGCAGATTTATCACCCTTCAGCTCGAGAGCTTTGGCGGCGACGATCTCCTCGAATTTCTGCACTTGCACGACAGGCTTAGGAGCCTCAGCCGAGGCGACTGGAGCGGCGGGCGCACCAAACGACTTGGCAAATTCTTTGACGGCAGCGAGCGCGGCGGTGTTCGCAGCGAGTTGCACGACTTCATTCTGCGCGCTCATCATAGCGGGCTTTTCCTCTTTCGGAGCGAGAGCACTTTCGAGCTTCGCGACTTTATCATTCATGCTCATCATGGCACTTTCAATCATGCCCTCGATGGCCTTTTTCATTTCGTCATTCATAGGTAATTCGATTTCGATTTTTGCTTCGGGTTGCTCAACTTCGCCGTTCTGAAGTTGTTTCAGTTTGCGCGCGAAGAATCCGCTCGGGTTGGCGGCAGGAGAGTCCACCAGATCAACCGAGTAGATTTCTGAGCAGCGTTGCAAAGTCGTTAGCTTGTCGGAGGATTTTTCCGACGGGCCAGAGAACGCGATGGAAAGCCCGAACGTGTCAGGAATCCGGTCAGCGATCTCTAAAATATAAGAGCGATGCGGCGAGTTTTGCAGCAAGTGCAGATCGCCGAGCAGCTTTTCGCCGTCGATGCGGAGCGTGTCGATATAGCCGATAATGTCGCCCGCGCCGCTCGAGTGGTTTAGCTTAACCTTGAGACCGCCAGTATATTGCTCGGCTGCCGTCTTAACCTGCGCCAGCGTCTTGTCGTCAATCATGACGCCGTGACCGAGAGCTGGGCCTTTAGTGATCAGCGAGACGCCACGGATGACGCCAGCTTCGGCGTCAATGGCTCCGGTGGAGGCTGCGAATGTAATGACTTGTTCCATCGCTACTGCGACGGACGTCAAAATCGCTTATCACTTCGCGCGCTTCTTGCGGCTTTTTGGCTTAACTATAACAGACGGCCCATTCTTAGGCTTTATCCACGGAGCGACTGCGAATACGATACCAAGCCCAGCCGCTACACTAGCGAAGCGTTCAAACGTGAGCAGCGCGGAGTCGGCGGAGTCCTTGTATTTGCGCGAAATAGATAAATTCTGTTGGAGTAGTTTATTGATCAGCTGGGTCATTGGCTCGATCACGCCGTAGAGTTCAGCAGTCATGGCTGGAGAGTTGAGCGTCTCGATTTGACCCTTGTCGCAGGCCATGCGTGCCTTTTCCAAATAGGCTTTAACTAGCTTGTGCTGCGCCACGAGTTCAGGCGGTTTACCAAACTCGCCAATGAGCCTCTCGGCTTCAGCTTCTAGCTTAGTGAGAGAAGCGCAAAACTCCTTCGGGTCGATCAGTCCTTTGCTGGCTTTGGCCTGACCGTCCACGATTTCGAGTCCATAGATGTCGAAAAGCGGACTCAGCACATTACTGGTCAGCGCAAACTCTTGGTCACTCGCCGCAATGTTCTCCGAAACCTTTTGCACCGTCATGACGCCTACGCCCGAAAAACAAACTACAACGGCAGCCAGCCCAGCGGTGATTAGCTTCGGGTTCATTTCTTTAAGAGCTTACTAGGGTTCTTGCTATACTTCTTAGCCAGCGATGTCAGTCCGTCGATGATCTCAGGAGAGACCACGCCAGCCACGCCATAAGTGATGGCCTTAACGAGCGAGCTAACTTCGATTTGTTCAACGATGAACCACGCAATAGTTGATACGATGGCCGCCATTAGGATGCGCCGCACGCTGTCCCAGATTGAGCCTTGGATTGGGTTGGCTAATAGCCGAGCAGTCATACCCGCGCCACCAATCACAGCAGTGAGCCAGCCTGTTTCTTTCCAGACTTTTGCCACTTCCATAAGGTCTTTGTGCTCGTTCATTTTTTGCGAGTCATGCGATCTCCGAACCACCAGCCTACACAATTAAACGCACAGAACTGAATTTCGTCGATCATCTCAGCTTGCTCAAGTGCGGTGACGCGGAAGAAGACAATGGTCACCAGAATCAAGAGGAGCAGCGTGATGAATGGGCGAAACAGCGTTATCAAATTGGCCGCCCATGCCGAAGTGTTGGCCGGAGGAGTGGCCGCCTGTTGGCTCGCGGTGAACGCATCCCACTTCGCTTTATCGCTAGCAATCTCAGCCATCGCCTTCGCCTCTTCGAGTTTCCGCTTGTGATCTTGTCCGGCCTTGTAGTTCTCGAAGAAACCATTGCCGATGCGGAGCAAGACACCGAGTGCGCCGCCGCCTAGTGCGTTGGTGATAAGATCGAGCATGGCTTATACAGCTTTCGGATTCGTCAAACGACGGAAAATAAAATACGGAAGCCAAACCCACTTTGGGATTCGAGTCACCTTGAGGTTGCTATTCTGCACCACAGGCATCTCAGCATCCCAGAGCTTCACCCTTATCGGCTCGCCGTCCGGTGAGCAGCAATTCAGCAAGGAAACTCTGCGTGTAGGAGCGCGGCCTCGCGTCCAATAGTTGTCATATTGCCCTAGTTCCACCGTGCCCGAAATGACGCAGTTATAGAGCCGCAATCCATCAATCGCGCCCTTCACCGTCACGCTGCCTTCGATGGCGCAGGATTTGAAGGAATAGGCGTTGCCGCGCACGCAATCAATCGAGTCCTCACGGCTAGCAGGAATCGTTAGCCCAGTAGCCGTTAGGTTGCTCACGTTTGAGCATTTAAACAAGTCGTCGTACTCTTTCGGGTTCGACGGAGCTTTCCAGTCCTCAGACGTAACCAGCTTGCCGTTGTCCGCAGGGCCAACGTAGCTGCGCCAATTAACGTCTGAGGTTCCGGCCATCTTAGTCAGCTTTTGGAGCTTCTTTCGGCTTCAAGGCTTCGACGAGCACTTCCGCACTCTTGCGGAGGATTTCGTGTTGCTCGGCTGGCAGAGGAGCTAGGCGGGCGGCGGCGTATAGGTTATTGAGGGCTTGTTCGGTATTCATGTGTTTTAGTTGGATTTTTCGAGGGCCGCGAGACGCTGAGACAATGCCGCGACTTGGGCAACTAGATTTGCGTTCAGCTCTTTCATGGCATTAACCAATGCGGCCATCACTGGACGGTCAGAGAATGACAACATCCCATCAGCATTTTCACCGATTGCCTCAGGAATTATTTGCTGAACTTGCTGCGCTGAAAAACCAGCATAGTCATCGCGGGTTTGGTCTAATCCGCTTTCCTCGGTGTAACCGTGAAGGATCGGATTGATGGCAAGAATCTCAGCAAGACCGCGAGAGAATGGGCGAATGTTAGACTTTATACGTTCATCCGATACCGCAGTGATGTTTCCAGAAGCATCCGTGGTGAGCGCACCAGCGCCGTATGCATTAAATCTAACGTTCCCGCTGCTGTCGATGCGAACGCGATCTGATCCTTGAGTGGAAAAAACTAACGCTCCAATACTTTCGTTATTTATATAAAAATCGTTTACTCCGGGAAATCCAAGATATGCAGCACGAGCATTAGCAGCTTCAAAGTTGATATAAGTTGAAGGGCTGCTATTTTTGTTCGTATTGTTGTCCTTAAGGGTTATTTGAGCATCTCCTGATTCAATGTGTAATTTAACTCCTGCGGCAGCAGTACCACCAATGCCCAGATTCCCACTCGCATCCAGCGTCATCGCCTGTGTGAACGAGATGGCGTTGCCAGCGGTGCCAGAGGCGGCGGTAAAGAAGCGGTGCTGCCCTGAGTTTTGTTCGTAAAGTGACGCAACAGCCGTAGAAATATAGGTGCGCGTGCCAGACGTATTGATGAACTGGTTGGCACTCAACTCTACAACGCTTGCATCATTTGATCTTCCAGCAACGGAACCGCCAGTCCCAATCTGAATTACGCGACTATTTGAAAACCACGCACTCGGCGTCACGCCAATGCCGACGTTGCCGCTGCTGTCGATGCGCATGCGTTCGGTGATAGCTGCGGTCGCAATACGACCTGTCCAAAAAGACAGTGCACCATAGTCGTTTGAAATCCCATCACCATCAGACCGAATACGAGAAACATTTCCTGCTGTTCCTGCACCAGAACCGTTGTAAAAGTTCAGGTCCATGTTGTTGCCGGACGTGGTTCGTTTAATAGTTGCCGTTTCAACCACATCCAACTTACTGACAGGCGTAGCAGTCCCAATGCCCACTGACCCACTGCTTGTCGCAAAGTTGGCTCCTGTGGTGCTCGACAACGCCCCAGTGACTGCGAGTCCGGTGGAGGTAGCACTAGCGACAGTGGTTCCTGCTGCAACAAGTCGTGCGCTTGTCGCGCCGTTCAGATACGTGTCCACGCCGTCAAACGATAGCGAGTAGTTCGTATTGCTGGCGGTGACGTTCGTGGAATAGAGCGAAACCAGCGAGCCTGCCGTGTAGTCGCGAATGACTAGGCCGGTGAGGCCGGATCGAACAGTGGCAGAAGTGCTCGCGCTCAACGTCGTGAACGCGCCTGTGCTAGCCGTAGTCGCGCCGATGGCCGTGGAGTTTAGGCCGGTGGAGGTTAGCGTTGCGCGAGTTGCAAATGTGCCCGCTAGGTTTGTGCCGAAAAAAAGCTGGCCCGTATTTGCAGCAACTTGGTCGTATTGAATCTGAGCGTTTAAGTTGCCCGTGTTGCCAA